ATACTGTTCAAACTGGCCCAACATCAGGTGATCCAGTAACACAAACACTACAAGCCAAACTTGATAATTTTGCCAGTGTACTAGACTTTGGTGCAACTGGTGACGGAGTTACAGATGACACAGATGCCATTAACAGAGCATTATTTCAATTGTTTTGTAGACAAACAAATACAACCATTAGACGTAGTTTGTACTTTCCAGCAGGAACATATAGAATAACACAATCAATTATGGTTCCACCTTATGCACAATTATGGGGTGATGGGCCAAATAGTGCAATACTTGAAATGGATGTATCCAGTGACAGTAGTTACGGTACTTACGTGATGCGTACTGCTGACAGTCTACAACAAACTGGAGTTAATATTGGTTCCAACAGTGCAACTGCTCCGCAACAAATTGTAATCAATGGTATGTCATTCACAAGTAAAGAACCAATTGATCTTGTATTAGTTGATCGTGCTAATCAAGTTTCGTTTAACAACGTAAACTTTACTGGTTCACTAGCAAGTGCACCGGCTAATGCCAGTGACGACATTGCTGGTGTGCGTTTTGATAGCACAGTTGCATATACATGTAAGCAAATTGAATTCAACAACTGTTTGTTCACAAACTTAACATATGGTGTTAACACTGACGAAAATATACAAGGTGTGACCATACAAAATTCACAGTTTACTACAATGTATCAAGGAATATTACTTGGAACAGGAACACCAGATAATGGTGGACCAGAAGGTGTACGTATTGTACAGAACTTATTTGATAACATAGCCAAACAGGCTATAGACATTGGTGCAGTAGCATTTAACGTTAGTGCATATAACATCTTCCTTGATGTGGGTAATGATTATTTAGGTGCAGGCAATCAATCATCGCCAATTATCGAATTCAACGGTGATAATAATGTTAGTGTCGGTGATATGTTTGAACGTAGTGATGCTGACGATAGAACACAACCTAGAGTTGCCAATAACAACAAAGCATGTTATGCACTTACCAATGGTGATGAAATAGAGTTTGGAACATATCATAGACTTGCAGGAAAAACAACTGATCTTTCAGTACAAGGTTCAGCAACGACAATATTCACAGTTAATACTGCAAATGCTAGTGCATTTAATGTTGACTATCAATATAAGATCCCAACTACCAATGTTATACGGTTTGGTTCAATAAGAGTTGTCGGACAAGACACAGATGACAGTTCAGGAACACTAGCCTATGTTGATGATTACAGTGAGGATAATCCAAGTGATATTGTTCTTAGTGTAGTACAAAGCGGAAGTTCAATAAACATACAGTATACAAATACTGTAGCCGGCGTATTTAAGTATTCATTAGAACATTTTAGTGTATAAAACATGTGGCAAAGCCATTCTGAAAAGCGATTAGTCGCTTGGGCAGATCTGCGTAATTCTTGCAAAGAAAACCCCAGCCTCGACGAAGTGATAACTACCATACACGATTGGTGGCAACAAGCCCCTATGGTGTTACATTATCTACATTGCGATTTAGTTGACGATTGGCCTGATCCCTGGGATTTAATTGCCGAAAATACCTATTGTAGTCTTGCAAAATGTTTAGGAATGTGCTATACTATTCGTATGTTAGGAAGACAGGACGTAGATGATGTTTGTATTTTGGAAATAGATAATAATGACTATATAGTCCAAATCAACAATGGATTATACTGTCTGAATTGGAATATAGATAAAGTAGTAAATATGAAACAATTAGAAAACATAGAAATAACAAGAAACATAGACTCTGCTGTGTTTGCACACAAGATACGATAGAAAGGCCCCTCAATGACAATTCAGGTTACCAAACGCGACGGCAATAAAGAACCATTAGACATAGATAAACTGCACAAAGTAGTTTGGTGGGCAACAGAAAACATAACAGGTGTAAGTGCTAGCCAAGTAGAAATTAGTAGTAACGTACAATTTTACGACGGTATTGCTAGTATTGACATTCAAGAAACACTTATTAAAAGTGCTGCAGATTTAATATCAGAAGAAACACCTAACTATCAATTTGTTGCTGGTAGATTAATATCTTATCACATACGCAAAATGGTCTATGGTGGATTTGAACCGTGGCATGTTTATAAACTGGTAAAGCACAATGCTAAAGCAGGGTTCTACGACAGTGAATTATTAAGTGAGTATACAGAAGACGACTGGAATATCATTGACGGTTGGATCAAGCATGATCGTGATGAACAACTTACCTATGCAGCCATGGAACAATTTCGTGGCAAATACCTAGTACAGAATCGTGTAACCAAACAGTTATTTGAGACACCTCAAATGACATACATGTTGATTGCGGCCACACTGTTTCAGGATTATCCAAAAGAAACAAGACTACACTATGTAAAAGATTACTATGATGCAATTTCAACACATCAAATAAGTTTACCAACTCCTGTTATGGCAGGTGTGCGTACACCACAAAGACAATTTTCAAGTTGTGTACTAATTGAAACAGATGACAGTTTAGATAGTATAAATGCAACTGCAAGCTCAATTGTAAAGTATGTTTCACAGAAAGCAGGTATTGGTATCAACGGTGGACGTATTCGTGCTCTCGGTTCGCCAATCAGAAATGGCGATGCATACCACACAGGAGTTGTCCCGTTTTATAAAATGTTTCAAGCGGCTACACGAAGTTGTAGTCAAGGTGGAGTTCGCAACGGAGCGGCAACACTTTACTATCCGTTATGGCATTATGAAGTTGAAGATTTATTAGTATTAAAAAACAACAAAGGCACAGACGACAACAGAGTAAGACACATGGACTATGGTGTGCAGTTTAACAAATTAATGTACGAACGTTTGATGACAGGTGGTAACATCACATTGTTTTCACCACATGATGTTCCGGGCTTGTATGATGCTTTCTTTGCTGACCAAGACGAGTTTAAGAGGTTATACGAACAAGCAGAACGTAAAACAAGTATTCGTAAAAAAACAATCAGTGCAACAGAACTTTTTAGTGCATTTATGCAAGAAAGAAAAGACACTGGTAGAATTTATCTACAAAACGTAGACCATGCAAACTCGCACAGTAGTTTCAAAACAGAAGTTGCTCCTATTAAACAAAGCAACTTGTGTTGTGAAATTGATTTGCCAACAAAGCCACTGAATGATGTTAAAGATCCAGACGGTGAAATAGCATTGTGTACATTGAGTGCAATCAATTGGGGTATTTTTAGAAACCCACAAGATATGGAAAAAGCATGTACATTGGCAGTACGTGGACTTGATGCACTGTTAAGTTATCAAAACTATCCAATTATTGCCGCACAGATGGCAACTGAAAACAGACGTCCACTTGGTATTGGCATTATCAATCTTGCATTTTTCTTAGCCAAGAATGATGTTTCCTATAGTGATCCAAATGCACTTAACTTGGTTGATACTTGGGCACAACATTGGAGTTATTACTTGATTAAAGCAAGTGCTGATCTTGCAGTTGAGTTTGGTGCATGTCCAAAGAATCATGAAACAAAGTATTCAGATGGTGTATTACCAGTAGACACATACAAAAAAGATGTAGATGAATTAGTAGTACACACTGATGAAGTTGACTGGACAGGACTAAGAGCACAACTTAAAGAAACAGGAATACGTAACTCAACACTAATGGCACTTATGCCTGCTGAAACATCAGCACAGATTAGTAACAGTACAAACGGTATTGAACCACCTAGAGCATTTGTTAGTATTAAACAAAGCAAGGATGGTGTGCTAAAGCAAGTAGTACCCGGATATCCAAGACTTAAAAACAAGTATGAATTACTTTGGGATCAAAAGTCACCAGAAGGTTACTTGAAAATTATGGCAGTGTTGCAAAAGTATATTGATCAAGGTATTAGTGTAAACACATCATACAACCCACAACACTTTGAAGATGAAAAGATTCCAATGAGTGTGATGTTGCAACATTTATTACTATGTTATAAATATGGACACAAACAACTATATTACTTCAACACATTTGATGGTGCTGGCGAAATAGACGTTGATAAAATGAATGAAAAACAAGAACAAACTATAATAATCGAAGAACCTGCTTATGAAGAAGCATGCGATAGTTGTACAATATAAGGACGTGAGATGAGTGTATTAAATACCGCCAATAGAGATCACACGACCAGCCTTGCATTCCTTGATCCTCAAGGCGGAGTTGGGTTACAACGTTATGATACACTGAAGTACAGACAGTTTGATAAACTTACAGACAAACAGTTGGGTTTCTTTTGGAGACCTGAAGAAGTTGACGTACTGCGTGATGCTAAGGATTTTAAAGAACTTAGTGAAAATGAAAAGCATATCTTTACGAGCAACCTTAAGAGACAGATCTTGTTGGATAGTGTGCAAGGTAGAGCACCAGTAGAAGCATTTGGCCCTATTGTGAGTTTGCCTGAGTTAGAAAACTGGATCATCACGTGGACGTTTTCAGAAACAATACATTCAAAAAGTTACACACACATCATAAGAAATGTGTACAGCAACCCAAGTAAAATCTTTGACGAGATGATGGACATCAAAGAGATCAACGAGTGTGGTAATGAGATTACTGCTTTCTATGATGACTTGATTGAATACAGTGGTTACTACAATCTACTAGGAGCAGGAACACACACTGTCAACGGCAAGAAGATAGTAATTGATTTATATGAACTTAAAAAGAAACTGTGGATTTGTTTAGCAAGTGTTAACATCTTAGAAGGTGTGCGTTTTTATGTTTCATTTGCATGCAGTTGGGCGTTTGCTGAACTTAAGAAGATGGAAGGCAATGCTAAAATTATCAAGTTTATTGCACGTGATGAAAACGTACACTTGGCAAGCACACAACAGTTGATGAAGTTACTGCCGCAAGACGATCCAGACTTTATTAAAATTTCAAAAGAATGCGAGCCAATTGTTATCAAGATGTTTGAAGATGCAGTTGATCAAGAAAAACAATGGGCTGATTACTTGTTCAAAGATGGTTCAATGATTGGACTTAATGCACAATTGCTTAAAGAATATGTAGAGTGGATTGCAAACAAACGCATGTTAGCAGTTGGAATTCCAAGCAGTTATAAAGGTGCATCAAATCCATTGCCATGGACACAAAAGTGGATTGCTGGCGGAGATGTACAAGTAGCACCACAAGAGACAGAGATTACATCATACGTTAATGGTGGAACAAAACAAGACATTGATAATAACAGCTTTAAAGGATTCAGCTTATGAGTGTAGTAGTTTATACTAGAGATTTATGTGGGTATTGCGATGCCGCAAAAGAGTTACTAACAAGAATGAGAGTACCATTTAATGAAGCAAAGATTGGCACTGATATTACTAGAGAAGAACTACTAGAAGTTGCACCAGGTGCAAAGACAGTTCCACAAATTGTTATACAACACAAGGTTATTGGTGGTTACGATGATCTTTGTGCTTATATAGAAAATACAGGGTGGAACGGTACCGGATACTAATTAAATAGTAACCCCGGAGAATACATGTTAGAAAAAGACAAGATTTATTCATTCAGACTTAGTGATAGCAGTGAGATTATTGCTAAGGTTATTAGCACTGATTCGACATCAACTACAATTTCAAATCCATTTTCCTTAATTCCCACTCCTCAAGGTGTACAACTGTTGCCTGCAATGATGAGTGCAGATACTGGCAAAAATGTGACCATAAATACAAATAACATTACAATGTATGTAGAGACAAACAAAGATGTTATTGCAAGTTATATACAAGCAAGCACTGGAATTGTAACTGCACCAAAAGGAATACTAAAAGGATAAACATGCCAGGAGCAGTAAGAATAGGAGATGTAAACTCAGCTGGCGGAGCAGCCGTAGGATCTGGTGCATCATCTGTGATAATCAATGGCCGACCAGCATGTTTAATAGGAACATCAGTAACACCTCATCCTTGTTGCGGAGCTCCAGGATGTTCAATACATTGTGCCGCAAGTACCACACTTGGATCAATGAGTGTGCTTGCAGAAAATAAACCTATCAATTACGTTGGATCACCAGACACTTGTTTTCATACAAGAGCAACTGGTAGTAACGACGTTATCATTCCTAGGAGTTAACAGATGGCATGTGCAGGTGCAGTAACAGCTCAAGTACTAACTGCCGGCGCTGGCATGGTTGGCGACCTTGGTGGGCCAGTTCTTAAGTCAGTAACTGGAATACCAAACAGTATAACAGATAGTGTAACTGGTCTGACTGGTCCTTCAAGCATGGCTGCTTTGGCTGGCAATCAATCCGCTTTTCAAGGATTAGCATCTTCATCTGCATTAACAAATACCTTAGGTAAAGTAGGAACACTTCCAACAAGTTTCCAAAGTTCTTTTACTAATATGGCAAGCGGACTTGGCGACAATGTGTTCTCAGGTGGATTTGATGTATTCTCAGGAGATGCCTTAGGTGCAATGAGTCTTCCTGCCGGATTATCAAACGTCTTACCAACTGGGTTGGCAGATGCTGCAAAGACAATGGGAGGATCATTAGACGGTGCAAACATTCTTGGCAATGCTAAAAAGTTTGGAAGCATATTAGGAAGTGCTGAAGGATTTGTTGGCAGTGCAAACGGTTTTATCAGTGCCGCTGCAAATTCTGCCAGTAGTTTTGCTGGAGGAACCTTTCCTGGAATGGATGGTGTGATGAGTGGTGGATTAACTGGCATAACCAACGCATTACCAGATTTTGGTACTGACCTTGCTAGTCTAGGATCGACTATCAATTTTGATAGTATTAGTAATCTTGGTTCACCAGGACAGCTATTACAAAATATGGATCTTGCAGGTAACCTAGGTCCAATGTATGGTAAACTTGCAGACATTTCAATTGATCCAAGAATTGCTAGTTCTCTTGGTGGTGGATTAAGCACAGTTACAAATGCAATAAACAATAATACAGGTGGACTTACTATCGGTAACCTTGGAGTTGATTTAAACAAATTAGCTGACATAGGACCAGCATTGCCTAACAACATACAAAGTCAAATCTACGATGGATTTGCTGCACTAAGCACTGCAGAATTAGGTGATGTAAAAGGAATACTAAAAAATACACAGGCATCTATTACTTCTGGTAGTGATTTAATGAATCCGCAGAAATTATTCCCAACAAGTTTTTCAACACTAACTGCACCACTGAGAACTGCTTCAGTTGGTAATAGAGCAATATATGATGCACAAGGCGGAGTCAATGGAGAATTTGATAGTCTTGGTGTAAATTTAGCAGGAGCATTACCAGATGATCTTGCAGTGGCAAATGGAGCACTAGCAAGAAGTTTTGGACAAGTTAAAGGAATTGATGCATCAACTGCAGGACTATTGTCAACTGCCGCTACAACTGCAGAAACATTAAAAGATCTTGATTTAGTTAACAATCAAACAGAATATGTTACCACTGCTGTAGTTGACTTTTGGGAAAACTATTACGGAGTAGATTCAAATATTCAACTAGCAACTGGTCCTGATGGTACATTTCAAGTAAGTGATGCTATCGGATATGCCGCTGGGTATAACAGTGCTGCACCATTACAACAGAATATAATATTGTTGCAAGAATTAATCAATGCAGGTGCAATGAATGTATTCACACAAGATTCAGGATCAACTAGTGCAAACACTGGTATATACATTGTTATGGATTACTTTATAGATGGTGCATACGATCCTATTGCTCCGTTAACAGACTATATTATACCTGCTGGTGTGTACGGAGCAGGAACATACACAACTAAGGAGTTGGCATGGGATGGTATTATAGCGGCTGCAAAGACATTAATGCAAACGTTTTATACAAATAATCCAAATGCACAATTGATGCAGAGAAATACAAAACGTTTGCAGGAACAACAAGCAAGAGAAAAACTAATCCGTGTTAAAATGGATTTAGATCTTGATGTTGTGCAAGCACAAGATAACGTTGCAATTCAACTAGCAAGCAACTTGCCTACATATGCACTTGATACAACTGCAGGAGGTACAGGTGAACTGTTAGAACGTGTTATGAATTTTAGTAGCACAGGTGGCCAGGCCGCAGTAGGTGCAATGAGAGAAGCAAGAAACCTTGATAAACTAGCAACTGCAAACATTCAAGTTGATGCTCCAATCCCAACTACTCCTCCGGCAAACCCAGGATCAATTGCTAGTTCGACCTATACTGTAGCACAAGCAGATGCAGTAATTATTAGAACTTAGAGGTTGACAAACCCATAAAACCATTGTATACTTATAGTATGATATGTAACAGCAATGGAGACATCACTCGTGTTAAACAACAAATACTCATCAAAAGAATATAATGGATTACAAGTGGCTTGTGATTGGATACAAGATCTTGAACAAAACAACAGTAGATTACACAAAGAAGGCGTAATTGAAAAAGCATTAGTGGCTGCAAGACTTGGTAGTTATAGTGCGGAATGTTTCTTGTACAATTGCTACCTAGCATATAATCCTTATTTTACATACAATATTAAACAAGTACCTGAGACTCAAGGCTATGAGCATAGAGAAAATCCTTGGGTTGCATTTTGGGGATTGTGCGAAAGTTTACGTACTAGGTCAGTTACTGGTCATGCCGCTAGAGACGCAGTTAAATTAGTAAGTGAAAAATTTGATAGTGAACAGTGGAACTTATTAGCAAGACGTGTGCTTATAAAAGACTTACGTTGTGGCATAACAAGTAAAACACTTAATAAAATACTTAGCAAAAGTGAATGGAAGATTCCAACATTTGAAGTGCAGTTAGCAACCGATTCAAAAGGCCATCCAAAGAAACTTGTTGGCGAAGTAATGATCGAGCCTAAGTTAGATGGTGTAAGAACTATTGCTATTATCTACAAAACAGGTAACGTAATGTTATACAGTAGAAACGGCAAAGAGTTTGCAAACTTCCCTCATATTGCAGAACAACTTGGTAAAATTGCAGATACCTATAGAAGTCACGATAAGAATGAACTTGTTATTGATGGCGAAATCACAGGCAAAAGTTTTCAAGAACTTATGCGAGGTGCAACTAAAAAGGATCACAATGCAACGGACAGTATCTTTAACGTATTTGACATAATGAATTTAGAAGATTTCAAACGTGGACACAGTAATACATCACAGATAGATAGGCTACTAGCATTGGAATCTGTTGTAAATAGAGTACAGATGGAAAGTGTTGTAATGGTTAAAGGTAAGCAAATTAACCTAGATACAGAAGAAGCACATAAAGTAATGGCACAGTATGCAAATGATTGTGTTGCCGAAGGTTACGAAGGCATAATGATTAAGAAACTGGATGCACCA